TAAAGCAGTTGGGGCAAATCAAGGAGCAGCAACTATGTTAGCAGGAATGATTAAGCAAGTTAATGGAGATGTTCAATCTAAATATACAATTCAAGGACCTCCTGTAACTAGATTACCAAATAATGAAGAATTGGGTTCTAAACAAACTAAATATTTAACAAGATTACAAAAATTACAATTTGAATTCCAATTAAGTAATAAAGATGGTGTTGCCGAATATCATCAGGCTTGGTGGGCAGATTTTATAGATAAGAGTAAAGTTAAATTACAAAAGTTAGAAAGAGATGCTTTGATTAACAGATGGGCATTTGGTGATAAATCATTCCGTTTAAATACCATTACTGATAAAGATGCTCAAAAGTGGGCAATCGATAATGATAAAGTAAATGTTGCAAAACAACAAAAAGAAAACATTAGACCATTTGAGGAGATATTTTTAGGAGTTGGAGCAGATGTATTATCATTTATGGATTCGGTATTAACTGCAAATCCAAATGCAGCAGTTGCTAGTATGAAACAAAGATTGAGGGATACTGCTGATAAGGTAAGAGGTAGTGGGGATATAACTAAAATCCAAAAATTAAAACAAGAATTAGCAAGATTGCAATCAATTGGTGGATTAGATAAAATAGTTCCAAATGAGGGTATTGTATTCATCTATAAAGGAAACACTTATAAACTTACAGGAACTTTTGCACCATTAAATCAGATTTTAGGTATTTTTTACGAATAGTTTGATATATATAATAAATCAATTAGTTACATTAATATAGAATTATGGCAAAGAGAAAATCCTTTGAAGAAAAAAACAAAAACATTCACAAATCTCGTCAATTAGTTATAGATACAGTATTTGGAAGAACAGATGATAATCAAACAACATTTGGTTATGAAAAAGAAGCTGATAAAAAAAGAGAAGTTGGTGAAAAATGGGTTGATGGTGAAGGTGTAGAGTGGGAGCAAAAAGATGGGTTTAGAACCAATCTAACTAAAATGGATAAGGTAAGAGAATACCTACAGAAAGTTAGTAAATGTTCTTCATCTGAATGTAAAACTATAAAATACAGTACTGCTGATAAAAAGGCAATTGTTAAAACAACTCTTTGTATAGATTGTTTGGCAAAACAAGAAACAGAATTAAGATTAGATGGTACATATCCATTTTATGAAGATTACAAAATAACATTAAATAAATTAGGTTACGTTAGAGATTTAAAAGCTCAATACGAAGAGGCATTAGAAGGTATCAAACAACAGGTTGAAATGGTAAATGAAAATGGTACTATTTCAAATTGGCAATGGGATATTGATATTGAGAAAGTAAAAGAAGATATTAGAACAGATATAAACGGTGCATACGATGCAATCGAAGCACTTTTAGAAAGAAAATTAGCATTAGAAGAAAAATTGGTTGAATTAAACCATTCAGAACTTGTAAAACAATAGATTATGGAAAAGATATTCTCATTCACAAATATTTTAATAATTGGTTTAGTTGCATTTATTGTATTTAAACAATGTAGTAGTGAGGATAAATCTATTGAAACTATTAATGTTGATGGTAAAAAATACGAATTGTTAAAGCATAAAATAGATACTTTTGTTGTTGAACATACTCAGATAAAATACAAAAAAGGACAAGATATTTATCACGAAACAATTGTAGAAAAAGAAAAAAGAGTAGAAGTACCAGTTTATATAAAAGCAGATAGTGAAAGAATTGTAAAAGAATATCATACAAAAGTTTTGTATAAAGATAGATTGGTATTAAACGATGGATTGGGTATTGTAGAAATAACTGATACCATTAGTAGAAATAAAATTATCGGTAGAAAATGGAATGCTCAAATCAATGAGAGAACTATTACCGATACTAAAATTGTTAAAGAACTTCCAAAAAACCAAGTTTATGTAGGAGTACAAGGTATGGTGGGTAACTCATCTGCATTGATAGGACCACAACTTACTCTTAAAACTAAAAAAGATAATTTATACGGAGCAAATTTACTTATAGACGGAAACGGAAATAAGTATTTTGGTGTATCGGTTGGTTGGAAGATTAAACTCAAAAAATAATGGCAGTTCAAGGGAAACCTAAGAAGTCTTTAAAAGAGATTATTGCAGAAGAATATCGTAAATGTGGGCAAGACCCAATTTACTTTATGAAAAAGTATTGTGTTATTCAACACCCAACCAGAGGTAAGATACCTTTTCACTTATATCCATTTCAGGAGAATTGTTTAACAGATTTTAAACAAGACCGTTTTAACATCATTCTTAAATCACGTCAGTTAGGTTTATCAACTCTATCTGCGGGTTTTATTTTGTGGAAGATGTTATTTAACGAAGATTTTAATGCATTGGTTATTGCAACTAAAGTAACAGTAGCAAAAAACTTAGTTGAAAAGGTAAGAGTAATGCACGATTTGTTACCTGTTTGGTTAAGGGATGGTGGGAACTCTTCAGTTGAAGATAACAAACTATCACTTAAACTAAAGAACGGTTCTCAGGTCAAAGCAATCGCATCCTCACCTGATGCAGGACGTTCGGAAGCCCTATCCCTATTAGTAGTGGATGAGGCAGCATTCATTAGAGATATTGATGAAATTTGGTTATCGGCACAATCAACTCTATCAACAGGTGGTAGTGCAATTGTATTATCTACTCCGAATGGTGTGGGTAACTGGTTTCACAAAATGTGGGTAGAAGGAGAAAGTGGTGCAAATGGATTCAATCCTATAAATCTCCATTGGACAGTTCATCCAGAAAGAAATCAAACTTGGAGAGATGAACAAACTCGTATTTTGGGAGCAAAAGGAGCAGCACAAGAATGTGATTGTGATTTTGTTGGTTCTGGAGATACAGTAATAGACCCCGAATTATTAACTTGGTATAAGAACACTTATGTAATGGAACCTGTTGAAAAAGCAGGATTTGATAGAAACCTATGGAAATGGGAATATCCAAATTACAACAAACAATATATGGTTGTAGCTGACGTTGCAAGAGGAGATGCTGCCGATTATTCAACTGCACAAGTTTTAGATATTGAAGATTGTTCGCAAGTTGCTGAATATAGAGGAATGATTGATACCAAAGATTTTGGAAACTTTCTTACTGCATTAGCAACCGAATACAACAATGCATTATTAGTAGTAGAAAACTCAAACGTAGGTTGGGCATGCATTCAACAAGTAATAGATAGAGGATACCAAAATCTATTTTATATGAGTAACGACTTAAAATATATTGATGTTGAAAGACAAATGAGTAATAGATTTTACAGAGATGAAAAACAAATGGTTGCAGGTTTCTCTACAACATCTAAAACAAGACCTTTAATTATTTCAGCATTAGACACATATATGAATGAGAAAGATATTCTTATTCGTAGTGGTAGATTAATTGATGAAATGTTTACATTTATTTGGCATGGTGGTAGAGCAGAAGCAATGAAAGGATACAATGACGATTTAATTATGGCATTAGCAATTGGGTTATGGGTTCGTAATACTGCACTTCGTTTAAGACAAGAAGGAATAGATTTAACCAAAAATATGTTGAATTCATCACATATAGCTAAATACGACGGATTCGTATCTACGGGTCATTTAAGTAGAAATCCATATGAAATGGAAGTGGGTAACAAAGAAATAGAAAACTTAACTTGGTTACTTCAGTAATTTTTTTATATTTATATGTTGGATACAAAATATTTTTAAAATGAATTTAAGTAAAATCATAAAAGAATTAGAAAATCCTTGCTGGAAAGGATACGAAATGATTGGAATGAAAGACAAGGACGGTAGAGAAGTACCTAATTGTGTTCCAGTATCGGAAGCAGATGGTCCTTGTTGGAAAGGTTATCAACAAATTGGTATGAAAGATAAAGATGGTAGACAAGTTCCAAATTGTGTACCTGTAAATGAAGATATTGATTCGGATGATGATGTAAACTATGGTTTAGTTGAACCAGAAGAATACGATGTTGAAGATGAGGATATGGAAGATTTCATTGCTTTTATGAGAGGATATGATAAAAACCTAAATGAAGGTTGTCAATGTTTAAGAGAAGCAGAATATCAAGGTAGAGAAGTAAAGTTGGGTAAACCAATGGCCGGTGATGTTAAGAAATTCAAAGTATATGTTAAAAATCCAAA